CCGACGCGGTAAAGAACAACGCAAAGAGGGGCATAGAATTGAACGAGAAGCAGGGTAATAAATGCGCTACGCAAACGGGAAAGGTACGCGCTCAACAACTCGCCAACGGCGAACCCATCTCGCAGGAAACCATCGAACGAATGTACTCGTATCTCTCAAGGGCGGGGGAATATTACGACCCAAACAGCACGACAGAATGCGGAACTATCTCCTATCTCTTATGGGGAGGGAAGGCGGGGCTTCGTTGGGCAAAATCCAAGCTGAGCGAATTAGAGCTTCTCTCAGCCGTTGAAATCGAACTAGGTATAGAATACCTCTCCGAAAAACTTAAGAGTAAGGAATGACCCCTTAAAATCGTTATTAATACAAATCCCTCGAAGATGACTCTAAAAGAACGCATCTCCGACTTGTTCGAAAAATACTCCGTTGAATTGGAGGTCGAAACTAAGGAGGAGGTAAAATTTGCAACAGCTACGCTTGACAGCGGGCAAGAAATCCAAACCGACGCGGAAGCCTTTGCCGTCGGTGTTTCTGTTTTCGTAGTAAATGACGAAGGCGAACAAATCCCTCTCCCAGACGGAGACTACACCCTTTCCGACGGCTCTATGTTGATCGTGGCAGAAGGTGCGGTCGTTGAGGTAAACGAAGCCACAACAGAACCGGAAGTTGAAGCCGAAGAAGACAAGGAAGAAGAAATGCAGGCTCAAGAAGTCGAAGCGTCTTCCGAGGTACTAACACGCGAAGCGGTAGCCGGTATGATTGCCGAAGCCGTCGCAGAAGCGAAGAAAGAATTCAGCTCTCAAATTAAAGAGCGAGACGCGAAGATTACCGAGTTGAGCAAAACAGCTTCAGCTAAAATCTCTCGCGCACCTAAGATGGAGGTAAAAGCTCCTGTCGACATGACCAAGTTATCAATGAAGGAGCGCATCGCCGCGATCCAAAATCAATTCTCTAAATAATGGCTAACGCTGTAATTACTTCAAACTACGCAGGAACCGCGGCTCTACCTTACGTCGCTCCTGCCATTCTCTCTGGCGATACCATTGCAAATGGTTACGTCGAGGTTCTCGAAAATGTCCGATTCAAAGCCAACCTCCGCAAGTTTGGCGGTGTTGCTTTGCAAGACGCAGGATGTGAATTCTCAAACGCTGCCGGCTCAATGACGTTGGACGAAGTTGTTCTTGAGACAAAAGCTCTTCAGGTAAACGAGCAAGTCTGCAACAAAGACCTTCGTACTGCATGGGAAGCCGAGCAGATGCGCGGTCAATCGTCAAACTCACCCGCTGACTTCCAAGCGTTCGCCGCTCAGTACGTAGCCGCAAAGGTTGCCGAAGGAGTTGAACGCAACTTGTGGCAGGGGCAATTCGACTTCACAGATAGCGCAGTAACTGCATCGAGTGGAACTTACACCAACTATCCCGGTATTTGCAACAAAATCGTAAACGCCAACCCAACGGTTGACCAAGAGTTGGCAGGTGTAACAACCGCGGCAAATATCCTCGGACGTTTGACAACCCTTTCGGCGGCTATTCCAGACGTTTTGGCGGGAGACCCTGACACTAAGTTGTATATGAGCCGAGCGATGAAGCAACTCTATTACACAGCTTTGGCTGGCACTGCTGAGTTGACTTTCCACGCCGCAGAAGCCGCTAATTTCTTTAACGGATATGAGATCATCACGCCGGGTGGAATGCCTAACGATACGTTCATCTTCTCTAAGAAGGAGAACCTCTACTTCGGAACGGACCTTTTGACGGATCACATCGAAGCGGCGGTCTTGAACTTGATCGGTATCACGGGTGACGACGTTACTCGAATCATCATGAAGTTCAGCGCAGGCGTTCAGATTGTCGACGCTGGTTCTTTGGCTTTTGCCGCCCGCACATCCTAATTAATCGGGGAGGGGCTTTAAATCCCTCCCCTTAATTCCTCAAAATATGGCTTGTAGTATTACAGTTTCGGGGCGTTCCTTCCCCTGTAAAGATAAAATTGGAGGAATCAAAAGAGTTTGGATTGCTCAATTCGAGGCCGACGAATGGGGTACTATTGCCTCAGGAGTTATCCCCGGAGCGGGAGCGGACGGCGACGGTGCTACTCCCGTTGTATTCAAGAATTTCGAACTCACTAAGAACACGGGATCGTTTCAACAAACCGTTACCTCTTCCGTTGAGAATGGTACTGTCTTCTTCTCGCAAGTCGTGGAGTTGACCTTGCCCAACCTTGACGCGGTAGACAATACGGAAATCTACGAACTTATGAAGGGTCGCTTGTCTATCATAATTCAAGACAACAACGATAATTATATCCTCATGGGTCACACGACTGGAGCGGAAGCGACGGGAGGCACAGTAGGAACGGGAACGGCAAAGGGTGACCTTAACGGCTATCAGTTGCAATTCACAGCGGAAGAAGCTATTCCAGCTCCATTCGTTTCATCTACAGACACGCTCCTCACGTTTACGACTGTTTGATTTTCCTTTTTGGTTTTAGGTTAAAAGGACGGGGGAGGGCGCAAGTCCTCCCCTTTTTTATTCTCAAATGATACACCTCAACCCCAATTCAGCCACCGAGCAATTTATCTACCTGACGCTTCAGGAGATGAAAAAAGACCTCGACCCGTTTACCCATTATTTGATAATTTTGGAGAACATGGCAAGCACAGATAAACACGCCTTCGTCGGAGATGTAGAAGTTGATAACGCTCGATATACAAAAATTAGCGTCTACACGAACCAACCTCTCGGAACGGCAAGCCGTGTTCTCTTAATTGAGACGGGGTTGTACACGTATAAAGCATACGGTCAAAACAGCTCAACGAACCTCAATGCGAATGATGCTTCGGTTGTTGGTTTACTTGAGCAAGGGACGCTTAATGTAGCCGGCGCGACAGGTTACACGATCCCAGATATAACAATCCCCGATAACGTCATATATTACGAGTAATGGAATTAATACAACTCAACCAATACCAAGAGCGGAGCTACGCAGAGACTGCCAGCCGCGAAGGTTTCGTGAATTACGGGGCAGACAATCTCTTTCCTCAGTACCTCGTTGATCTCTTTCATTCGTCCGCTACTCACAACGCATTGTCAACAACTATTGCGATGATGATTTTCGGCGAAGGGTTCGACGCTACGAGCTTAGAAGGTCGTCTCGCTTTTGACCAATGGAATTTGAACGACGAACTCCGAAAGGCTTGCCTTGATTTTAAGATTCAGGGCGGCTTTGCTCTCGAAGTTAATTGGTCGCTTGATAGGACGACTATTGCCAACGTCTCGCACTTGCCCTTTGAGAATATCCGTTCGGGCTTTGTCAATGAGGACGAGATCGTAGAAACCTACTACTACTCTAAAGACTGGAGCAATAAGCAGGAAGAGCGCGTCGAAATTCACCGCTTTCACAAGGAGATGAACATCGAGTTTCCTACTCAGATTCTATACGTGAAGCCCTTCTCTCCGGGGTCTTTCTACTATCCCAAGCCCGACTATATCGGCTCAATTAACTACATCGAACTCGATAAAGAAATAGGGGTCTACCACATTAACAACATTAAGAACGGGATGAGTCCTTCGTTCTCGATCCACTTTAAGAACGGTATCCCTCCGCAAGAGGAGCGCAATCGAATCCGAATGGATATCGAACGACAACTTGCGGGAGCAAGTAACGCGGGGAAGTTTATCGTCACGTACTCAGACGATCCCGAAAGAAAACCAGACTTCGAGCCGTTCCAATTGTCGGACGCTCATAATCAATACCAATTCCTTTCCGAAGAAGTTACCTCGAAGATTATGGTCGGTCACCGCGTTACGTCGCCTCAGATGTTCGGGGTCTCCGTACCGGGTAAGTTAGGGGGCGGTGGAGAGCTTGAGACAAGCGCAGAACTCTTTGAAGAGAACGTAATCTCAGGTTATCGCGAGGTAGTCATTGAGTCGGTTTATACGCTTATGCGAGCCGCTGGAATAGATGCGAAGGTTGAGCCGCTTGGAGGAGCAGTAGAAGAAGCCAACGTCGAACAATCATATACAGGTGTTCAAATCAGTTCAGCGGTTGACGTTATCTCGAAAGTCACAACCGGAGAACTCACCCGCAATCAAGCAATTCAAATCCTCGTTTCGATGCTTGGGTTTGGGTTGGAACAGGCTGAAAATATGTTCGCGACCGACTTACAACTCTCAAAGGAAGAGCCGCAAGAAGTGAACCTCGACGGATGCGTTGACTACCTCACCGACAAAGGCGAAGAGATGGGGGGTGAATGGGAGTTGATAGATGAATCTCCCGTCGATTACGACCTTGAGAAAGCACGGGATGCGATGTGGGCATTTGCAAGTGTTCCTTCATCCAATCCCAACGGCAAGAGCGAACAAGATACCGAGATCATCAAAGTTCGTTACACCTATGCTCCGAAGTCCACGCAAGCTGAATCCCGCGACTTCTGTAAAAAGATGGTCAACGCTGGCAAAGTCTACCGAAAAGAAGACATCGAAGCCGCTAGTTTACGCGCGGTGAATCCGGGCTTTGGTGAGG